TCAATAGACCGTTCTCGCTAAAGATTGTGGCCGATGCAATCAACGCAATAGGGGCGCAGAAGGTGCAAATTATTGAACCGCACTCCTACCGCGCGATGTCGCTTATAAACAAATCCGTGGGCGCACTTGCAACGATGGAATACTTTATGAACGGCATCCTCAAATCCAATGAACTGCAACTTGACGTAGTGGCGGTATTGCCGGACGAGGGCGCACAAGCCCGCTACCACATACCCCATGCAATCCCATCAATATGCTGTGAAAAGCGACGCGACCCGAAAACCGGGAAACTGCTATCGTTTGAGGTCTGCACCAAAGAAACCGACAACTGCAAAGACAAGGATTTAGTGCTTATGGACGACCTTTGCGATGGCGGTGGAACATTCTTAGGTCTTGCGCCCAAACTGCGCGAGCTTGCACCTAAAAGTATATCCCTGCTTGTTACCCACGCCATCCAGCTTGACGGCATCAAGAAAGTTGCACAGGCTTATGACCACGTGTTCATAACGAACTCCTACAAGGAATGGGGCGCAGAACCCGAACTGCCCGATAACGTAACTGTCTTTAAGGTCTTTCGATAATGAACATCTTCAAAAGATGGAAGCGTGACACCTCAAAATCTACTGACCAGAAGCCCGTCGCCCAATTCAATCTCAAGGTCTATGCCGACAAGCTGGAACTTGATTTTAAGGGCGACGAGGTAAAGGTCGGAGGTGCGCTTGTAACGCTTATGTTGCGGCATCCGCATACCCATGCAATTATTAACAACGCTGTCGTAGCGACTAATAGGAAACTTGCCCGGCTCGAAGCACAGGCCGCGTATTCCGACCTTGTTACGACATTTAACCCCAACTAACAATGTTATTTGAAGCAAAAATAAGGGTTGAGAAGACTCTTGATACAGGCGAACAGAAAGAAGTTAAGGAACACTATATCTTGGATGCCGAGCTATTCGCAGAGGCAGAAAAGAAGATGTTTGAACTGTATCCCAATCAGGCAATCGACGTGTTCAGCATTAGACGCAGCGACATAAGGGAAATCATCAACAACAAGGAAGATGGCAAACCTTTCTACAAAGCGACCGTGATTGATGTGTTCACTGATGACAAAACAGGCAAGGAGAAGGAAACTAAATATTTCATGCTTGTATGCGCCAAAGACACAGTGGAAGCTACGTTGCTGGCCACCGAGTATCTAAAGCAGGGCTACAATCTGCGTCTTGACGAAGTCAAGCGCATAAAAATCATCGACTATCTACCGTATCAGCCGGCATAATCTATCACCGCCATGTGTAATCCCAATCCGAATGAAATAGGTTGGATACGCCTTTATCGCAAGATGACGGAATGGCGGTGGTATGGTCTGCCGAACATGATGGCTGTCTTTATTCATCTACTCCTTACCGCCAATCACAAGGACGGTTACAGCTTCGGTGTAGAGATAAAACGGGGTCAGGTAATGACCTCGGAAGATGGGATTATGCGTAGCATAAAAATCAAGCGCGGAGCATTACGTGTGTGCCTGAAAAAGTTGGAAGAAACAGGAGAAATAATCCGCAGTACGACCAACAAATATTCAATAATAACTATCTGCAATTATGATAGTTACCAAAGCGCAACGGAAAGCAATAGCCAACAAAACGCCATCGAACAGCCAGCAGATGAACATCAGCCCGACATCAAGCCGACATCAGACGAACATCAGCCAGCCACAAACAAGAATAATAAGAATAAAAAGAATGATAAGAATGAAGAGAATGAAAGAAAGGAAGAAAGTATAACTCTTCAAAAAGCCAAAGAAGATTTTGAAATCTTTCGCAAGGCGTATCCCGGCAAGAAGCGCGGTCTTGACACTGAATTTGCCAACTTCAAGAAGAAGCACCGCGATTGGCAAGAGGTACTGCCATTGCTTTTACCGGCGGCGCAGGGTTATGCCGAACAGACACGCGGAAAACCCAAAGAGTACATCAAGCACCTCCAGACATGGATAAACAACCGATGCTGGGAAATCGAATACAGTAACGACAATTCAGAACAATCAAATGGAAGAAATCAAACTTATAGACAAAATGGTATATCTTCAGCCGGATATGGCCTCCAAATGCCAGACGGAACTGAATACCATTAAGGCGGTCTTCTTTGACATCCTCAAGGGTTACTGCCCCGATTTTGTCGTTGACAAGGACAACCGGGCGATTGTTACTGACGTGTTCAACTGGTGCATACGCAATACAGAGGGCAACCTGAAACCGTGCAAAGGTCTATGGATTTACGGTAATATCGGAACGGGCAAAAGCACACTGATGAAAGCCATCATCAAGTTTGTCAGCAAACACTGGCTACGTGATAGCGGCGAACACATCAAACCCCGGTGGATAAACGTGCCTACTTTCTGCGGTCAATATGCTGCCGACGGCTTCTCGGTCTTTGACAGCATCCCTATGGGTCTTGACGAACTCGGAACTGAAATAGCCCCCACAAACCATGTAGGCAACAAGCTGAACGTCGTGGCGCACTTGATAAACACCATCTACGACAACAATAGCGACATCCCCTACATCGTGACTACCAACCACACGCTGAAAGAAACCTTTGACCTTTATGGCGCAAGGACTATCGACCGTATAGGTCAGCTTTTCAACCTTGTGGAAATAAAAGGCGCGACACGGCGCGATACATCTGCAATCTGGCAATCCATTAAAGCCGAAGAAGAAAGGAGTAACGGTTCAAAATGAGAGCTTACAGCGACTTTGGAATAGACATCCCGGCTGGGCGCAATAGCGGCAAGATGAAAGTTATCTGCCCCAAATGCCATGACCGACGGAAAGACAAGCGCGATAAAAGTCTTTCAGTCGATTTAGGCAAGGGCGTATGGCATTGCCATTACTGCGGTTGGAGCGGAACTATCCATGTCGGCGAAAGGTCACATGATGCCCCCAAAAAGGAATATCGCAGACCTACGCCACGACCCATCACAACGCTGTCGCGCAAACTCGTTGAATGGTTCAATAGTCGCGGTATATCGGAATGGGTGCTTGAACGCATGAAGATTAACGAGGGTGAGCAGTTCATGCCGCAGGTCGGAAAGAAGATGAACACCGTGCAGTTCAACTACTATCTAAACGGCGAGCTTATCAACGTGAAGTATCGCACCGGCGATAAGAAATTCATGCTTGAAAGCGGCGCGGAACTGATTCCCTACAATCTTGACAGCATCGTCGGCCAAAGCGAGTGTATCATAACCGAGGGCGAAATGGACTGTCTTTCGTTCATTGAAATCGGAAAGAACAACTGCGTCAGTGTACCCAACGGCGCGAATAGCAACCTGTCATATCTTGATGACTTTATAGAGGGCTTCTTTGGTGACAAGGAAACAATCTACATTGCCGTCGATACTGACACAAAGGGCTTATTGCTGCGCGATGAACTGATACGTCGTTTTGGTGGTGAAAGATGCCGCATTGTCACTTATGGCGATGACTGTAAGGATGCCAACGAGCATCTCCAGAAGTACGGCAAGGAAAGTCTTGAAAACTGCCTTAAAACCGCCAAAGAGGTCAAGGTTGAGGGCGTGTTCATGCTTGACGATTACGAAGAAGAGCTTGATGCCATCTATCAGAACGGTCTTCAAAAAGGCTTCATGGTAGGACATCCCAATCTTGATGCGTTGATGAGTCTTGAAACCAAACGCCTTATGATTGTGACCGGCATACCAGGCAGCGGTAAATCGGAATTTATCGATGAGATGTGTGTTCGTCTGAATATCCTTTACGATTTCAAGGTCGGATTCTTCTCGCCCGAAAACGTGCCGATTCAGCTTCATGCCGTAAAGCTGATAGAAAAGCTATGTGGAAAGAAATTTCAAGCCATAGACAACCGGGGTGAAAACATCACTCCACAGCAATATGCTCACGCCAAAGAATACTATCGTGAAAACTTCTTTCACGTATTACCGGAAGACGGTGCAACGATAGATAATATTCTGGCAAAGGCTAAATACCTTGTACGTCGTAGGGGAATACGAATTTTTGTACTTGACCCATTTAACCGAATCGAGCATGAACAGTCAGGCGGCGAAACGGAAACCCAATACATCTCGCGTCTTCTGAATAGAATGACGGCTTTTGCCCAGCAGAACGACCTCCTTTTCATCCTTATGGCGCATCCCACCAAGATTAAAAAGGATAACGGAAATGGCGGTGTGCCTACCATGTACGACATCAGCGGCTCTGCGACATTCTTTGACAAAGCGGATTTCGGTCTTGTGGTACATCGTGAACGCGACGAAAGCAAGAATTACACCCTTGTGCGCGTGGAAAAGGTCAAGTTCAGACACCTCGGTGCGCCGGGCGACGCTACATTCAAGTTCAACGTCATCAATGGCCGATATATCCCGTGGAAGCAAAGCGAAAGCGTAGCCGTGGATTTCAGGGCAGACATGGAGGATATGATTGTAGCCAAAGAACGGAACACTATAACGCAGCCATCCCTGCCGTCGGGACTGCCGTGGGAAGATGATGCGGATTCAATCCCATCACAGCCGCAACCGCCAGCCGGGATGAACTTCGCGCAAACGCCCATACAGATGCAGACGGATGACCCAAACATGCCGTTTACGCCGATTGACCCCAACGAGCCATTACCTTTCTAAACCAAGTAAATCATTATCACAATGCAAAATATAGAGCTTTATAACGACCATTTTCAGAATTGGAAGAGGTATCTGAGTTGCAAGGCGCAGCTTATTATCGCCGATGTGCCTTACAATCTCGGAATAAATGCCTACGCATCCAATCCCAAGTGGTATGTTGACGGCGACAATACCAATGGCGAAAGCGAACTCGCCGGCACACAATTCTTTGATACCGATGCCAATTTCAAGCCTGCGGAATTTATGCACTTTTGCTCAAACTTGCTTATTAAAGAACCTAAAGAGGCGGGCAAAGCACCGTGTATGATTATCTTCTGCGCCTTTGAACAGATGATGTATTTCATTGAACTCGGAAAGCGATACGGATTCAATCACTATATCCCGTTGGTCTTTCGTAAGAACTGGTCGGCACAGGTACTCAAGTCAAACATGAAGATTGTTGGAAACTGCGAATACGGGCTGCTTCTGTACCGCGAAAAACTCCCTAAATTCAATAATGGCGGTCGTATGGTCTTTAACTGCATGGATTATCCCCGTGACACCAAGACACCTAAAATCCATCCCACGCAAAAATCCGTGCCACTGCTGGAACAACTTATCCGCATTTTCACTGACCCCGGCGACGTAGTTATTGACCCTTGCGCCGGAAGTGGCACAACCTTGCTTGCTGCAAGAAATTGCGGTCGCCGTGCCTATGGATTTGAGATTAAGAAAGATTTTTATGCCGATGCCGTGAATCTGCTTAAAACCTATCAGTCCACGCCGTCGATGTTTGACATCGCGGAATTGATAGAGCGCGAGTCGCGCCGGGATAAAGTCAAGGCAAGTAATAAACCAGAAAGCCTATTTGCGGAATGACACCACGTAGCGAAATCATCCTCGGCGATAGCTTTGAGGTACTGAAATCAATGGCAGACAAAAGCGTTGACATCGCTTTATGCGATTGCCCTTACGGAATAGACATCTGCTCAAGTGGCAGACTGATGAAAGAAAAGGGTCGCGCATACAAGCCGTGGGATAAAGATGCTCCAAAAGCGGAATTTTTCACGGAGTTGCTTCGCGTAAGCAAGAACGCCATCATCTTCGGCGCAAACCATTTCATAGACCGCATACCCATCAATTCAAAGTGTTGGATTGTGTGGGATAAGGAACAGCCAGAAACATTGTCATTCGCCATGTGTGAGCTTGCCCTCACTACATTTGACAGGTCGGCAAAGATATTCAGATATAGCGCGGCGCGTCAGAGTGTAAAGGAAACACGGATACACCCCACACAAAAGCCAGTCGCCTTGTACGCATGGATATTTCAGAACTTCGCCAATACCGGCAACTTGATTCTCG